ATTGCCACCAAAAAATTTTATCATAAAAGGGGTGTATATTTTATTAACTTTTATTTCTTCTTTTTTTAATTCCTTACTAAGAGGTTTATTAAAATCAGGCATTACAAAACTATCTTCCATTTATAAACCTCCTATTTTTATTTATTAGTAAAAATAATACCTTCTATTTGAAAGAAGGTATTTGACTTGTTGCTTTTTTCATTTCAGCTTGTTTAGCTTTTTGATAAATTTCATATTGATTCAGTCTTTTTTTAAGAATCCATCTTTTCATTTTAAGTATTTCAGTTTCAGACAATCCAACTCTATATACCAAAATAAAAATCAAGTCCTGAATTGAGTTGAGATTTTCTCTGGGCATCATTTCCTGAATCTTGTTTACGATAATTGAGGGGGAGAAGTTGTCTTGGATCGATGAAATCCCGAAGTAACCTCTTTTCCGATTCACCACATAAAGGGCAAATCAGCTCTGTTTCCGTTTGTAGACCAAAAGAAATATTTTCAAATAAATCTTCTATATTTCTCATTGTTTTACGTTTAATAACATTTTTAAATTCCTCATATTTTTCACTATCAGAAAGAATTAAATTATTTTTAGTTATTAACATCATTGATTTTGCATAAAGAACTATTACTTTTGCTTGTTCGTCTTTTAATTCTTTTATTTCATTTTCTTTTTTTTCTTTTAATTCATAAAGAGGAACATTTGCTTCTCGTCTATTTTGAATATTTTTTATTTTAGATCCATATAATTTATCTGCATATTTTTTTGCTTTAATTATATCTTCAAGTCTAGGATATCTTATTGTATATATATCTTTTTGTGCAATAATATGGAAGGGTTCCTTCACTAATACTTTTGATATTTCCTCTTCTTTGGTATAAGTATCAATATCATCTAAAGGATTAGTTTTATATTTAACTAATAGATATTGTTTAAATTCATCTGAAGTCATTTCAGCAAATCTTTCAGTTAAGAATTTTTTCATTTCTTCATCAACCTGAGTCATTGATTTAAAATTAAGATCTGATAATTCAAGAATAAGTTCATTTATAATTCTATCTTTATCGCTTTTTTCAGATTGACAATTACATACCCAATAATGAATATGAGTATTACCTTCAAATTGTTGTTTTATTGCAATGAGTGTTTCTAATAAATCTTCTGCACTCATATCTTTAATATTAAAATTTGGTTCATTTCTTTTTAAATTGTTAAGAATAACAATTAAATTTTCTAGAAGATTATCTTGAGTAGATAATTCAATATCATTAATGTGTTGACCATTAAAATCATCAAAATAAAGAGTAGTAGGTGTTCCAAATCTTCCTTGGGATTCATAATTAATTTTAACTAATCCTGCTGTATTTTGAAATTCATTTTCTTTTTCTGTTTGTTCTTCTAATTTTTTATTTTCTATTGTTTGATTTCTTCTTCTTGCTACCTCTTCTGGTTTTAATATAAAACTTTCAGCCATGTATATTCTCCTTTAATTATTAAATACTTTTTATTAGTATGTTGACTTATAATGCAGACGTGCCTAATGATAATCTGATACTATCACAAGTAAATTCTGTAGTTAATATCTCATTTTCTCCTGAAGTATGATCATAACCAATACCCGTTATATTTTTAAATTTCATTCCATCTATTTTTATCCATTCTGGAGAAGGTAACATATCTGTTTGAAGAGGAATAATTAAACCTGTTCTTTTACTATCATCTTGATTATCTTTAAAAAGATAATCTCTCTTTAATGTTCCTAATGCTGGAGTATATACAGCTATTGCATCTTGCCATTTTCTAAAATATCCTTTTACACTACCAGTTCCATTCTCAATAAAAGTACAATTAAAAGTATCTGGATATATCATATCTTTTATATAATTCATTCCACCGTATCGTTGATATTCAAATCCAACTAAAGGAATATCATTGATCGAATATAAATTAAATTTCATGATTATTGTATCTAATGAAGTTAAAACAATTTCACCAGCAGTAGAAGGAAAAGTTTCTGGATAAATAATCATTTCAAATAAACACTTATGCTGCATAGAAGTATTACTTAATATAGCAATATCAGCTTCATTAAGTATTCCTGCAGTATCTACTCCTTTTTTATAAGTATTTATAATATTGTTTGCTATTGCCACTATTCTACCGTCATTACTACATAAATAAAAATAACAGTAATTCGTAAAGGATCGCCTGATTGATTGTCAAATGTTTGAATTTTAACAGACTTTGGCTTGGCATATTTAAAACTAATTGATTTTACTCCTGCTTGTGTTCTATCTTCTGCTTGAATTATAACAGTACTTCTAGCCATTCTTTCTGGAAGAGCTGTACCATTACTATGATCATAAGACATATCAGCCCATTTTCGCATATCATCATATACTTTCCAAGCTTGATCAAGTCTTATATCTATTGTAAATTCTTTAGTAGTTTCTTGTAACATACCTGTTTTAGGAATTTTAAAACCTTTTCTAAATATTTCATATACATTTACTACATCTTCAGGTGGATCAAAAGTTTGGTCACATCTTAAAGATATTGCATTTGCATCTCCACCACCTGGAATACCATTTGGAAATATAATTGAGAACTGGCTGGCCAAAGCGTCATCACCAAGCGAAAGTATCTGATCAGTAGAAATTGTCATTTATTTTACCTCTTATCTTTTTCAAAATTATTTTATATTAGTACTGTAAATAAAAGTTTTATTTACAGTACTAATTTATTTTTAAATTATTAAACTTTCAATAGAAATTGTTTGAGAAACTCGTGTAAGTCTTAAAATAATCCACTCACTTGTTGGAGTTATTTTACAGTAAAAATCCAAAATAAATTGACGATTATTTAAAACAATATCAGTATTGTTACTAGAATCACACACAATTTTGAATTCCCGGATCCAACCATTCGCTCTAATAGGTTCAACAAATTCTTCTGTTTGAACTTTTGCCATAAGTCTATGAAGAGGATCATTTATTTTAAATTCTTGTTTTCTAAGAATTTGTTTAGAAATAACATCTAGCATATATTTATATACTCGTCTTGTTCCTACAAAACTTGTATCGCTATTCGTTACTTGAAGAGTTTGATCTCCATAAGCTAATAAACCATAAGAAGGATCAAGTAGTAATGGATTTATTTGAGCATTATAAAAAGAATCTAATTCTGCTTGAGTATAATCTATTTCTACTTCTTTCACTGACCAATCATTTAATTGTCCACCATGTCCATTTTCATCAAGTCCTGCAGGAGCAGCAGCATCATAAACATCTGACATATAAGCAAATTTTTTACCTACTGATCCTACATGAGATATCCATGCAAAACTATTATTATAATCATCTTGAATTTTAGCCCAATTATGATAAAGTCCTATATCATCTGTATCAAGAGCTAGTGCAGATCTAAAAGATAAAGCTTGTGAAGCACTATAACCAAGTGGAACACATGTAATACCTTGTGCTTGTGTTTGATAAGTTTGAATAAGAGTATTTATTGTTGATGCATGTGTACCATATACATCCATAAATATTTTAGCTTTATATTTATTAGCATATTGAAATTGATTCCATGCTGTAGTATAATCCCCTGTTAATGGAGTAGTTCCCCTAGATCCACCAGAAAATGCAATTGCTGTAGAAGCAACTGTATATGGAGTAGAAACAAAAGCAGAATTAAGTTTAAAAGTTACATATGGATTTTCATCAAATACGTCTATATAATATAAAGATTTACCAAATGCATTTTTTTCATTTATGAGTGAATAATTATAAGTATTAAGAAGTGAATTGCCTGTTGAAAGAACTCTATAAAGGGTTAAGGTAAATTTACTCCCAGATACATAAGTTATTGAAGCTGCTAAATCATCTATATAGGGAGAAGTTGTAAAAAAACTATGAGAAACTACAGAAGAAGTATCAACTGTATAATGATAATTAAAAATAACTGCTTCTCTATATTTAGGAATTGATAAAGTTGGGTTAGATCCAATATCTGTTAAACTTGTTCCACCAGAACTGAAAACTATTGTTAATGCTGAATCTCCTGTTGTAGGAGTTTCAACTGTTATACTACCAATGGTACTTCCATTTCTTCCTGTTAATCTAATATAATTTGTATCGACTACTGCTGCAGTATATCCAAAAGCTGAATTAATGGCAGAAATTACAGAAGCTCTTGAAGTAGTCGCAGATTGACCAAGATTAATAGTTTGAATATTACCATCAATAGATATTTTAATATATTTATCTGTTGATCCTAAACTTAAATCTAAAGTTGAACTAAAATTTACATTCGTAATAACAGTTGCATAACTTCCAACAACTCCAGCAAATGTAATTGAATATACACCTGTTGCTAATACTACTGAACCTGCTGTAATATCTGTTCCAGATAATGCACCACCTGTCGCCATTGTAACAACTTTTTCATAACCATTAACTAATACTTTAAAATTAGCTTCATCAGCTACTGGAATATTTGTTATAATTCCTGAATAAGTAGCTGTAATACCTGTACCTATCCCAACTGAATGAGTTGCTCCTTTTAAAGTAGATCCATAATTAAAGGTACTAGGTGTTCTACCAACTCCAAAAGTAGTTACAGTTGCTGCACCTACATCTACTCCACCATAAACTGCTCCAGTTCCAATTGCACAAGCTACATATAAAGGGGCTCTTCGTGTAAATGCAATTGCTTCAAAAACTCCATGATAAGTTGCAGAAGGTCTACCCAATTCTCTTAAACAATCTTCTTCTGATTGTAAATACATTGGAGTTGATTTTCCTTTTGCTGTAGTTAAAACCATCGCTCCTGTTTCATCAACAAGAGTATTTATAAATCCTGAAAGATCTTTTTCTATAATTTGTGTTCTACTCATATGATTTTATACCTCGTTTTTGTCATAATTTGTCTTTTTTTTCCTACTTTTATTTATTAGTAAGAAAAAAATTTAAAAATTTAAAAATTGTTATAGTTTTAAATGGATGTTACAAGAAATTCACGAAGTCTTTAGCTTCGTAGCAGTTTACGAATAAAATTTTTTATAGTAGTTTACTTCAAGGTACTAATAAAATAAACTATAAAAATTATAATAAATAGTTTAATTTTTTAAATATTTTTATATATTATAAATTATAAAAAATTAAATAAAGGAGATTAAAGATGAAAAATTTTAAATATTTACTAAGTTTTATAACAATTATTTTTCTTATTTCTTGTGGTGGTAGTAGTAGCAATAATAATGACAGTAATGGAAAAGAAGAAAATGATAATCCTATAACCTCTAATTCTAAGGCATTAATATCATTTTCTATTATAACTCCCGAAGTTGTTGGTCTAATAGATGAAACAATGAAAACAGTTTCTATAATAGTACCAATAGGAACAAATAAAGTAAATCTTATTACTGCTTTTGAAACAACTGGAGTAAAAACAACAATAAATGGAATTGAACAAATAACTGAAGAAACCCCTAATGATTTTACAAATTCCGTTATTTATACTATACATGCAGAAGATACTTCAACAGTAAACTATACTATAACAGTTATAACTGCAACTAGTGTAGATAAAAGTATATTATCTTTTTCTTTAAATGGAATAAATGCTACTATCAATGAAACATTAAAAACTATTGATTTAATTGTTCCAAATGGAACAGATGTAACTTCTATGGTAGCTACTTTTTCAATATCAGGAACTACTATTAAAATTGGAAGTACAATTCAAATTAGTGAGGAAACTACAAATAATTTTACAAATCCTGTAACTTATAAAGTAATAGCGGCAAATTTAAGTGAACAAGAATATTTAGTGACTGTAACTATAGCAGAATCAATAATTACTTATAGTATTACAAGAAATATTCCTTTAATTCCAATTGATTCAAATTTCTTCTATTTAATAGAAGCAACTAAAGAACTTTGGTATTATAGAACTAAAACATTAAGTAAATACATTTGTTCATATACTGAAACAATATCAACATATTCTAATGGAATATTTGTCAGTTCAATTACATCTGATCCAATTATATATACTTTTACAGATTTCTTTTCTATAGGACTTGGAATAAATAAAGTATTATATTTTACAATAGATAATAAAAATTATAAACAACAAAATGGAATTATTACAGAAATTGTAACTCTTCCTATAAGACCAATAAAATCATTGGTAACTGGTTCAACAGTAAACTTTACAATTACTTATAACTCATACACAGATACATCTCAAGTTCGGGGATTTAATTCATCTAATACATTTCAAAGTAAAATAATTACTGATTTTGTAGAATCTTATTGTCCAGTAGGTACGGGGTTTGAAACTGCTCCTGCTTTATTTACAAATGTATCTATTGCAAGTTTTGACTTTTCTGTAGGTCTTTATTACTTAAGAAGAAGTAGTGTTGCTGGAGTGTATGGAATAATGGTTAAAGCTGGTAAAGGAGAAATGTGGTAAAATTATTAAACTTAATTATTATTATCTGTTTAAAACTAAATGGAATTCTTTTACAGTATTTTTGAAAAAATAAACCTTATTATTGGAAAAAATAAAAATGAATAAAATTACATTTTGTAAAAAATGTAAATATTATAGAATTTATTATAATAGTAGTAGTAGTAGTACTATTTCTTATAATAATAAATTTTTAAATACTTTAAAATTAATACCAACTTATATTTGTATACAAAAACGCCCTTTTTCTTATCCTCAAAATAAAAATAATAATTGTATAAATTTTAAACATAATTTTTGGTCATTAGTACTTCCACAAATTTGGCATAAATTTAAAATAATTTTAAATAATAAATAAAAATAGTAAGGGATAAAGAATAGATGAAAAAAATTTTATATATTTCACCATATGAAGAATTTATTTTAGCACAAAATGGTGGATATGGAGTGATAGCAGAATCATTTAAGAAAATGTTTGATATTATAGAAAATATAGAAGTAACTTATATCAATATAAATGAATTAAGTATGGGAATATATAAGAATATTGTTAATAAATATGATATTTGTATTATATTAACTCATCCATTATCATTTGAAAATAAAATAGTTAAACAAAATATAGAACAAGTTACAACTTCATGTATTAAAATTTATTTACATTTATTTTGGGAAACTATTCCTTTACCTTCTAAGTGGAAATGGTTATGGGCATCTAATTTATTTACTGGATTTATATCACCTTCTAAATTTATTTATGATATGATTAAAGATGAAATAAAAGGAACAAATAAAGAAAATCATCTTATATATTGCCCAATATTTAAAGATGATTTTTCTAAATATAAAATAAAAATAGAAAATAAAAATAATGAAAATATATTTACTGTTTTATATATAGGACAATATACTAAAAGAAAAGGAATGGAAGATGCAATAATAGGATTTTTACATGCATTATCTCAATATAAAGATTGTAGATTGATATTAAAATATCATCCACTATCTAATAAAGAGTTAGAAATTCCATTATTATTAAAAACATTAGTTAGTACAAATTCAAAAGAAATGAAAGCAAAAATTTATGAAATTACTCAAAATTTAAATAAAGATGAAATTTATTCCTTATATACAGAATCATCTATATTATTATTTCCTTCTAGAGGTGAAGGATTTGGATTACCTTTAATAGAAGCTGGAATGATTGGATTACCTTGCATTTATACGAATTGGTCATCAACTATTGAAACTGGAAAATTTAAGGGAAATAAATCTATCTCTTGTATTCTTGATACTGCTCAAGGTATGTCTCATTATGAGTATGAATCAAATTCAATTTATGCTATTCCATCAATAAAAGATATTATTAAAAATTTAAGAGATTGTTATAATATGTGGAAGTTAAATAAACAAGAATATTATATGAATACTAATAATAATGATCTTGAAATTATTAAAAAATTTGGTAAAAAAAATTTTATTGAACAAATAAATAAACTCATAGGAGAATAATTTTTGAAAACTGCTTTAATAACTGGTATAAGAGGACAAGATGCCGCTTGGTTAACAAAACTTCTTTTAGATAAAGGGTATAGAATTATTGGAACAGATAGAAGAAGTGGAGGTTCAAGTAATTGGAGATTAGAAGAATTAGGTATTGCCAATCATCCATATTTAATTTATGAATATATGGATATTACAGAACAAAACAATGTTAATTCTATTATAAAAAAATATAAACCTAATGAATTATATCAATTAGCTGCACAAAGTTTTGTAGGATCTTCATTTGAAATGCCATATGTTACAAATGATGTAAATTATTATGGACATTTAAATATATTAGAAGCAGTTAAAAATTATAGTTTTAATACAAAGATATGTTTTGCAGCAACTAGTGAAATGTTTGGTAAAGTTAAAGAAATTCCTCAAACAGAAACAACTCCTTTTTATCCTCGTAGCCCTTATGGAGTATCAAAAGTTGCTAGTTTTTATTTAGGAATAAACTATAGAGAAAGTTATGGAATGTTTATAAGTAATAGTATTTCGTTTAATCATACAGGATCATTAAGAGGAATAGAATTTATTTCTCAAAAATGCGTAAAAGAATTATATAAAATACAAAAAAGCATTATTGAAGATAGAGGATTTCTTCCTTTAAAAATAGGTAATATTTATTCAGAAAGAGATTTTTCTCACGCTAAAGATATAGTAAATGGAATGTGGTTAATGTTACAACAATCTATTCCAAATGATTTTATTCTTTCTAGTGGAGAATCAATTAGTATTAAAAATTTTATTAATAAAATTTGTAATAAATTAAATTTAAATTTAATATGGCATAATGAAAATAAAGGAATAGAAGAATATGCAACAATAGATAATGTAAAAATTATAGAAATATCTAATAAATTTTATCGACCATGTGAAGTTGATAATCTTATAGGAGATAATTCAAAAGCAAAACAATTTTTAAATTGGCAAGTACAGTATACAATTGATACTATAATTGAAGAAATGATACATGCAGAACAAAAAAGAAAATAATCAAAAATATATCTTATATGGAGCAGGAGAACTTGGTAAATTAGCTAGTCAATTCTTTGATTTTTACAATATTAAATATATTTTATGTGAAGATACCCCACAAAATGAAAATATATTTAGAATAGAAGATATTATTATTGAAGATAATCCTTTAGTTATTATTTGTATCTCTACTACTTCATATATAGAGATATTAAATAAATTACAAAATAAGGGATTTAATAATATTAAATCATTCTTTGAAGTAGCTGAAGAAATAAATAAAGCTAATGATTATAAACACCCTTTAACTAATGGATGGAGAAAAGAAAAATGGAAAGAATCAGAAGAAATCTATTGTGATAAAGTTGCACATAATTTAATTGATGAAGCTTCAATTAAACATTATTATTCATTTATTCATTGGCATATTTATTATACTGAATTTCTATATAATCAAACAATAAATTGTAATAATAGATATTTTATTCCTGAAATTATATCTGTATTACATGATCATGAAGTATTTGTAGATGTAGGTACTTATGATGGAAGAGTCATTAAAAAATTTATTGAAAATGTACATGGTAGATTTAATTCAATTTATTGTTTTGAACCTGATTTAGAAAATTGTTTTAATCTTTCTCAATCAATAGGGGATATAGAATTTTTATATTTATATAATATAGCACTTGGAAATAAGAAAGGTTATGTCAATTTCAATAATTGTAAATATTTATCAAAAGTAGATAAAAGATCAAAAAATAAAGTTCCAATAAATAAATTAGATAATATTGAACTTACACCAACTTTTATCAAATATCACTTAGAAGGATATGAATTAGAAGCAATTAAAGGATCAATTAAAACTATTAAAAAATATAGACCAATTATAGCAGTTACTACTTATCATACAAAAGAAGGATTATATAAACTTCCACTATATTTAATTAAGAATCTTAAAAATTATAATTTTTATTGGAGAAATCATAACTATATGGGGCAAGGAGCAGTAATGTACTGTATACCAAAGGAGAGAAGTAAGTGAACATACTACATCTAGTTCCACATCTTGGAGGAGGCGTTAAGGTTGTGCTTCTTAGTTGGGCAATTAATGATAATATTAATAATCATATATTTATGTCATTAGGATATGCAGATGAACAAGTAGAGCAGCTCTGTAATAAAAATAATATTAAAATATTTAGTAATGCAGAATATAATTTAATTTGTAAATATGTACAAGATTTTGCAGATATAGTTATTATTCATTATTGGAATTTTCCATTACTATTAGATTTTTTAATACAAAAAACTTTATCTAAATGTAGAGTTATAACATGGTTTCATAATTCTGGTTTTTATGCACCATATAATTTACCAAAAGAAATAATAGAATATTCAGATAAGTTTATATTTACTTCTCCTATAAGTTATGAGTTAGAAGTAATTACTAATTTACCTAAAGAATCAAAAGATAAATTAGGATGCATTTGGTCTACAGGAGGAATAGAAAAATATAAAGATGTAAAACAAAATAAACATGAAGGATTTAATATACTTTATGTAGGTACTTTAGATTTTGCAAAAATGTATAATAATTTTGTTGAAGTTTGTTTTAGAATAAGTAAACAAATACCAGAAGCAAATTTTATTATTTGTGGAACTGGGTCTTCTGAACAAGAAATTATAGAACAAACTGAATTTTATGGAATTAGAGATAAATTTATATTTGCAGGGTTAGTTAAAAATTTAATTCCTTATTTTGAAATAGCAGATATATTTTTATATTTATTAGAACCAACTCATTTTGGAACAGCAGAGCAAATACTTGGTGAAGTTATGGCTAGTGGAATTATTCCAGTTGTATTTAGAAATAAATGTGAAAAACAAATAGTAGAAAATAATATAAATGGTTATATAATATCAACTGATGATGAATGTTTGTCCGTTGTACAACAAATATATAATGATAAAGATAAATTAACTACATCTTCTATTTCTTTAAATGCTTCAATAAGTGCGCAAGAAAAATATTCAATAGAAATAATGATTAATGATTGGAATAAATTATTTAATGAAGTTATTCTTTTACCTAAAAAAGAAAGACAATGGTTTACTAATTTTAAAGATATGTATGGAGAAGGTACAATAGCTTTTTTAGAATCATTAGATTATAAAATAGCTACTGCATTTCAAAAATATATAACTTATGAACAACAAATAGAAAATATATTTAATTCTAATTTACAGTGGCAATCAACCAGTAAAGGTAGTATAAAACAATATCTACAATATTTTCCTAATGATAAATATTTAAATAAATTTCAAAAAATAATGAATAAATAGTAATGCAAATAATTTATAATAATATACCCTTTGAAATTGCAGAGTTATATCAACCTATTTATAATTTTAATGAAGTACAAGAGTATAAAAGAAATAGTAATGATAGATGGAAAACTATTCTACAAGCAGAAGAAGGATATAATAACAATAAAATGTTTGAAGGTAGTATTTGTGATTGGGGATGTAGTCTTGGTTATTTTTCTTTTAAATTAGCAGAAAAAACAAAAAAAATAATAACTGCTATTGATTACGACTATAATAATATATTATTATGTAATGAAATAAGAAAATTTAATCAAATTAAAAATGTAGAATTTTTAACTGGTATAATACCAGAAGCAATTCCTGAAAATTATGAATCTCATATTATTTTATCAACCCTACATCATTTTCAAAAAAATTATAAATTACCCAATGAAGTTTATGAAAAAATAAAAAACTCAACTACTATTTATTTAGAATTAGCGCATTGTAATGAATCACCTAGTTGGGCAAATAAACTACTTCCTGAAGATTATGAATCTCTTTCCCCTATTCACATATTATTTAATTATATAACTAATCAATTTTTAACTCATACAGTTAGACTTATTGGTGTACATAAAACTCATATAGGGAGTCTTAGACCATTATTTCAATTAAAAAAACATATTTCAGAAAAAATAGAAACTGAATTATTTACGGGAATTATTTATGATAGATTTTTATTGCCTTATATAGACTTTGGAGATTTTTCTTTAACTCCTCAAGGAAAACTAGCTCATGGAAAAAGAGAAAAACAAGGAATATCATATGCTTTTGCAAAAGATATATTAAATGAAAAATATTTTTTAAAATTTATTAATAATGTTTTAACTAAAAAATCAAAATTTATTAATGGATTTTTATTAAGTGATATAATTAAATTTGGATTACTTCCTTATTATGATAGATTTAAAATAAAAACTCAACTTACAAAATATAATTCTACCAATCATACAGATCCACATACTTGGAATTTTTTTATTACTGAACAATCAGAAGTAATTCCTATTGATTTTAATGAATATACAACAACAACAAATGAAAATCTAAATGCCTTTATCTCAATATTAATACAAACTATTTGAGGTTGAAAAATCAATGACTATTGGAACTCGTATTATTCTTGAAAATAGAAAACCATTAGAAACTCTATTGCCATTAGAGGCTCCATTAGTACTTTTTATAGACCCTTCTGATTGGTGCTGTCTTAAATGTTTATTTTGTCCAACCTCTGATAAAAAATTAATGAAGAAAGTTAATCGTCCCTTACAATCAATGAATTTTTCATTATTTACTTCTATAATAGATGATCTATTACAATTTAAA